ATCGGAAATATCATGGACCCTCGCAAAAACTTTAGATCCATCCTAGAAGCCTTCGTACGTTTGAATGAACCCAACGCTCGTCTGGTCGTCAAGGCAACCTGTAACTCACCTGTGAATATAAACCTTCCTAACGTTCAGGTTTTGAATGGGCTTGTGTCCGACGATGATATGCACGACTTACATAAAAGGTGTGACTGCTACGTGAGCTTTTCACACTCTGAGGGAGTGGGTATGGGTGCAGTGGAGGCGGCGCTGCAAGATAAACCAGTCATCATCACGGACTATGGGGGGGCGGTGGAATATATAAAAACACCCTACACCATCGAATGTACACTTCAAGAGTTGGAGAAGGATGACTTCCTCTTCAAAAAGGGTATGCTTTGGGGAAACCCTGACCCGAACCAACTCTTGGAGTTCATGCGCGACGCGTTCAATAAACGAATGAAATATATGAACCATACACATACTAAAAATATAACCAGTGCCGAAAACGTGTTACACGAGCTCCTGCTCAATAACGTAATGAGACACAAAAGCGACGATACCAGTGAGAATAGCCCCTGAAGAGAGTGACCCCTTCTGGGCGATGAGCATCATAGTGAGGTCATCGATGATAGTGATACCCGTGGGCTTCTTGAGAATTTCGGGGAGGAACTTGGCTATGATAAGATAGATGACCATAGAAAGTATCACAGGTTTGAGCGAATCTTGGTCGAACATTTATATACTACACTATTTATTTTCATGAGATTTTCATATTAAATCTTTTTACCTAATGTGACTATTTCTTTAGTAGAAATACTATGTTTTTTGCAAAAGCACCCATATTTTGCCTTGAATGTACACTTCTTCCCCTTGAGTGTTGTAGACTGACAAATATTCGTCGTATGTTTTTGTTCCGCCACGTGCTTGGGTGCCTCTGATATGACCATGACTGACCGCGCGCGTTTCTTCTCCTCGTGCTGACTGTATTTGCTTTTCATCTTGAGCATACTCCTAGCCAGATGAGCGCACCTCTCATCTGGTGTAGAAACTTTTTGGAGGCGCATGGCATCGCGGAGGCAATCTTCGTAAGACATTGTTGACTTTATAGTTTTGGAATGTTTGAGGTTTGCTTCCCACTTAGGTTTAAAAAGTATACACTTTATAACTACATGTATCTCAAATGGACCTCAGTGTGTTACAAATGCGAAGCGCCCATAAAACCCCGAGTCGTGGTTCGTGGGCGTATAAATAAATCCTTCTTCCTGGAATATATAAACATTCGTCCACTTTTCTTGGCTAATAACCTGTTGTGTTATTCATTCGTCGGTTTAAAACTCGAGAAAGTATGTTATGCATGTTTCATAAATAAAGTAAAAATAGGACCTAAGTCGTTGAGGTCCCGTGAAATTGGTCATATCAGAAACTTTGCTCCTCGGAGTAAAGCAAAGACCGAAGCAGAAATTGTTCAGTGGTTCGAGGGACTTCTGAGACGTGCATACGTAAACAGCTTAAACACGACACACACAAAGTCAGTATGACGGAGAGTATTCAGAAACTCACGCACGTGGAGCATATTCTCAAGCGCCCGGATTCCTATGTTGGACCTGTATCAAGGGTTCACGAACCCTACTGGGTCCGTAATGGGGATGGCTTTGAAAAGAAGATGACCGCGTATTCACCCGCACTTTTGAAAATCTTTGATGAGATTCTTGTGAATGCCATCGACAGAAATTCTATGCACCCCAAGAACACATCGTCCATCTCTGTGTCTATCGACCGTGAGACTGGTATGATTAGTGTCGAGAACAACGGTCCCCTCGGTGGTATCGATATTAAGATGCACGAAAAGGAAAACCTGTGGAACCCTGAACTTACTTTTGGTCATCTTCTCACGAGCACCAACTATGATGACAACCAAAAGAGAGTGGTGGGTGGTAGGAATGGTTATGGTGCAAAACTTACCAATGTATATTCCACAAAGTTTGTGGTGACGATTAAAGATGGAGAAAACAAAAAAAAATATACCCAACAATGGACCAATAATATGCGCACCTGTGACCCCCCTGTTATCAAGTCTCATGCTTCTGCTACATCCTCTGTCTGCATTTCTTTCACCCCCGAATGGCGCCTGTTTGGTATGACTGCTATGGATGATGATATTTTTAAGATTTTTGAAAAGCGTGTGTACGATGCGAATGTTTGTACCTCTACAAACTGCAAGGTGAAGTTTCAAGGTGAAGTCCTCCACAAGTGTCCCCTCAATGTTTATGCCAAGATGTACACCGATAGTGAAGATATCATCATGTTCTCCAGTGAACATTGGACCGTCTGTGTCGCCCCGAGTGACGACGGTTTTGAGCAGGTGTCGTTTGTCAACGGTATTTGCACCACCAAGGGTGGTACCCACGTGGACCATGTCGCTAATACCATTTCCAACGGTATCATTGAAGAGATGAAGAAGAAACTTCAACTCCGACCCCACCAGGTGAAGAATGCATTCATGGTGTTTGTCAAGGCTACCCTTGTCAACCCAAGTTTCGGGAGTCAAGTCAAGTCAGATTGTACTCTCAAACCGCAGGAGTTTGGGAGTAAGTTTGACCCCCCTAAAACATTCATTAAAAATATTCTCAAGACGAGTATTCAAAATGAACTCATGGCGCTGTCAAAGTTTAAGGAGATGAAGGAGTTGAAAAAGTCTGATGGGGCGATGCGTTCTAAAATCACCGGTATCCCTAAATTGGATGACGCCAATAAGGCTGGTACAGCTGACTCTGGTAAGTGTACGCTCATCATCACAGAGGGTGACTCAGCCAAGACACTCGCTGTCGCTGGACTGTCAGTCGTGGGCCGCGACCACTACGGGGTCTTCCCACTCAGGGGTAAGTGTAAGAATGTTCGTGACGCGAGTATCAAACAACTTACAGACAACAAGGAGTTTAACGACCTCAAGAAGATTTTGGGACTTCAACAGGATAAGGTGTATACCACACTATCTGAACTTCGTTACGGTCGCCTTATGATCATGACGGACGCTGATGCAGATGGGAGTCATATCAAGGGTCTCATCCTCAACATGATTCACTTCTTCTGGCCCAGTCTTTTGGAACTTGGGTTTCTCGTGAGTATGGTGACACCCATCATCAAGGCGAGCAAGGGTGCGACTGTGAAACCCTTTTACACTGACTCAACGTTCCGTGAGTGGTACGGAGATGGTAAGCCCGGGTGGAAAATCAAGTACTACAAGGGTTTGGGTACCTCCACATCTGCGGAGGCGCGAGAATACTTCAAAATGATTAAGGACCTCACTGTGCGCTTCGATACCGATGAAGACACAGAGAAGTCTGTCGTACTCGCATTTGATAAATCCAAAGCGGATGATAGGAAGACGTGGCTACTGGAATCTACGGAGAAGAAGCCGTCGGAACTCGAGGTGGCCTATGGGTCTGTAGATAAGTTGGGTATCACAGACTTTGTGCACAAGGACCTGGTCAACTTCAGTCTCGCCGACCTCAAGAGGTCCATCGCTCACGTGTGTGACGGTCTCAAACCTTCTCAACGCAAGGTGCTCTACGCGTGCTTCACGAGGAACCTCACCGGTGAGATGAAGGTGGCACAGTTGGCTGCCTATGTTTCAGAGAAGACATCCTACCATCACGGTGAGGTGTCACTGGCTGACACGATCGTGAAGTTGGCACACAGTTTCGTGGGGTCCAACAACATTCACCTCTTAGAACCCTGTGGTCAGTTTGGGACGAGGCTCATGGGTGGGAAGGATGCGAGTCAACCGAGGTATATCTTTACAAAGTTGACTAAACAAGCGAGGCACCTGTACGACCAGAAAGATGACGCCGTTCTCGAATATCTGGATGATGATGGTAAGAGTATCGAACCTGACCACTTTGTACCTATCATACCCACTGTCCTTGTTAATGGTACAGAGGGTATTGGTACGGGGTTCAGCTGCTACGTGCCACCCTTCAACCCCTCTGATATCTGTGATAATATCGAACGTATGCTCGCAAAGAAGGATGTGGTACCCATGAAACCGTGGTTTAGGGGTTTCAAGGGGCGGGTCTTTACAGATTCGTCTTGGTCTCCTTGGGTGGCTGAGGGGGTCTGGTCATACAAGGGGGATATCCTCAAAGTTACCGAACTCCCCCCAGGTCGGTGGACACAAGATTTCAAAGAGCACCTTGACACTCTCATCGAGAAGAAGACTATTCATAACTACACCAATAATAGTACAACTGACAGTGTTGACTTTGATATCATGGGGTACTCGGGTTCTAACCCCGTCAAGGATTTCAAACTTCAGAAGACGTTTCATACAACAAACATGCACCTCTTCCATCCTACCCGGGGTATCCACAAGTACGACTCACCGGAAGAAATTCTCAAGGATTTTGTCGATATCAGGGTGGAAACATACAAGAAGAGAAAGGCGCATATGATTGAAGTGCTTGAACAGAAGATGAATAAAAACAAAAACATGTCGAAGTTTGTGGATATGGTCATCAATGAAAAGTTGGTGGTGTTCAAGAAGAAGAAAAATGACCTCGAAGTGGAGATGGAACCACTCTTTGACAAAATTGGAGATTCTTTCGACTACCTCTTGCATATCAAGACGTATCAATACACTCACGAGGCTGTGATGGCACTCAATGAAGATACTTCTCAAATGTCGAAGGAACTCGAGGAGATGCGGGGAACGACTCACACGGACATGTGGAAAATGGATTTAAAAAAATGCATACAGTAAGATAGTATGATTGTCACTGGACCAGACACAGCTGCTGTTATAGCCTTGAATGCTATTGGACAACAGGATACGTATCTCACAAGGTCTGATCCTGAACATTCATTCTTTAAATATGAAGCGAAACAACACGCAAACTTTACAAAGTTTCATAGGAGTACCCAAGTGACAAACCCATTCGGTCCTACATGGCCATTTGGGCAGACTGTTAAAGTGACACTCAACCCCCGAAACATGGGTGACCTGTTGAGTAATATGTACGTGTACATCAAGTTTCCGGGGTTGAGTGCCGATTCACACCTCGCAGACCAGCTGGGGAGACACCTCATAAAATCTGTGACGATGCGGGTAGATGAATTGGTCGTCGAAGAATATCACGACGATTGGGGGATTATATACGACGAACTGTACCTCGACGCTTCGGAAAAGCGCACGAAACGCTACACCATCAACAGGAATCTCGCTGAGGATACATCTCTTCTCACAGGTAACCAGGTTCTCGCACAGTTTGACTCTGAATTAATGATTCCTATACCCCTTTTCTTTTCGAGGAAATATGAAGGTGACGAATACTCCACGAATAATCCTAACAGGCCGTACTTCCCCGTGTGCGCCGTTCATAAACAAAAGATTGAGTTTGATATAGTGTTTCGACCCAAAACATTCTTCACTAATACCCCCGACACTCTTTCTTTAGATTTTTTTGATATCATCACCGAAGAGATGACAGTCTCACATGAAGAGCGAACATATCTCATGACACAAAGACAAATATTTGTGACTGATGTAGTGAAAAAACATCCAAGTACACAGACCATCGTGGGTGATGACACGGTTAAATTGGGGCTCGTCCCAGATATCCCAGTTAAAACACTCAACTGGTTTCTTAGGGATGCAGATTTTGAAGATGAGACCGCGTTCACCGGGGGCACTGAACTTATAAGCAACGCTTTCGCCAATAGATTTAACTTTTCATCAAACACTCAATTTTCAACCATAAATTCATTCTTCGAACCAGTGCTAGAGAGTGCAAAAATATTTGTAAAAGGTCAACAATTACCAAATATACCTATAGCCGACCACACGTTCTTTAAATATATAGTACCGTTTAACAGTCGTCTATCAAGACCTACACGAAATATATACACATATACTTTCTCGATGAATCCGATTAATGTGGAACCATCGGGAAGTTTAGATTTCGGACAATTACAATCAAATAAGACACTGTTGGATATTAAATTAAAGAGTGGTCTTACAAAAGTATACACTTTACACATTTACTATGTTGGGTATCAAACGTTTGTATTCGACCAGGGATTTATGTCACTCGCTTACTAAATAATGCATCATGATTTTTACGAATATATTCAACTATATTATTTTTAATACACCACCTTATGAAATTCAACTGAGCCACGGTCGTGTGTATTTCATCATCTGTCCCGGGGACTGTATATACAATTTTTTCTGAACGACAAAAGGGGTCGAATAGTTTTTTACTATACCCATCTAGACTCGACTTGTATGCACAGTGTACACTGAATGTTTTTCCATCACTTGTTTTGTACACAAGGTTGTTCTTCTTTGAATAATTTGTAATGAACCACTCGAGGTTGCGGAGAGATATACCACCACTTTTGTTGAGGAGTTCCATAAGCGTAGTTCTATTCTCGGGTGTAGTGTAAAAGGTATTTATGGAGGATAGTAGAATATCTGATTTGTTCATTATTACATTATAGTAGACAAATCTCTAAACTCGTTATTATCTCTATTTTTCGTAAGTAACGCGCACGCTGGACAACCCTCTCGTAGAGGTGAGGGATACACGTGGTTATGTCTCACCGTGTCTTTTATCACTATAGGTTTATGGGGTCGGGAATCATTAATGTGATGCAGACAGTATCCATCCTTGGCTATTTTATTCGTACATAACTTCCCACTTCTTTTCACCCCCATACAATACCCATCCCCCAATAAGTCTCTACGAGCTATTTTCAATGGTACCGAATACAACTTTGAAACCTTTTCTACCATTGCACACAGCCTTTCATGTGTCTGTTTATCAACTTCTGATTCAATCAGAAGTGTCACCTTTTCAGGTATACCCATGTATTACTATGGCGTCTCTTGTTTAAATATATCACTGACCAACAATTGTTTTTTCTTTGGCCCCTTCGGCGTCTTAGGTGCCCTTGGCTTCTTCTGTGGTTTCGTACTCTGGATGAGATCGCCGAATATTTCCTCTTTTGGGTTGGTGAACAGGGGTTCTAGAAGGTCACACACGGGATTTAAAAACTTATTCTTGAAATAATACACATAATCCACCTTGAGTTTCTTCTCCTTCGTGTACACGGGGTCCTCAGACTTTTCAAAAGCCTTCGCCCTATGGTCACCTGTGTCGAGGAGGATATAGGGAACTCGGTCCCCAGACTGTGGTTCTGAACCAGGTTGTCTCAGCTTCATCTTGTCACGGACCCTCACGTGTGCCAAGTTTGAAGACTTGTAAGAATCCCCCAACTGCTGAGAAAGAACAAGCTTCTCGTTGGAGACCTCACCCTCCAATAGTTCTACGGCCCGCTTCCTCGCGAGCGCCTTGGGAGCCACCGTGTCGTTACTTTCCAACACAACGTCCAAGAGTTCTTTGCAGACCTCGCGAACATGTGGGGTGTTGTCACGCCTCACGAGTTGTAGACCCTTCACGTCAATGTAGTCCATGTTCATGTTTCCATCCTTACCCTTGGTCCACAACTTGGCAGCGTATCGTTTTTTGGAGTATAGGAAATACGGACAATAGACCTTTTCCAACTCCAGGTTATTGGGCGCCTTGAAAAGTTTGCTGCACTCCGCGGCCGCGCGCTCACCGAGTTCCCAACTGTACTCGATCGCCTCCGGCCCCTTGCGGTCACCAACATCAAACTCTACCATGACTGAATCCGTGTCACCGTATCTTACCTTTGCACCCGGGAAGTTCTTCTCCACGTATGTTTTTGTATCATCAATCATACCTCGACCCTTCATGGTTACAGTGGATGCTATAGCAACACACGGTAGCATACCTCTGGAGGCACCAGTGAAACCGTACACAGAGTTCATAGAAATCTTGTACGCCAATTGCTTACCGTTGAACATCTGTTTGGTCGCTCCAGTCGACATGGCCATATCCTTTTTGGCCTGCTTACGAAATTGTTTAAGCTCAGACAGAATACTGGGCAAAAGACTTGGGACACCTTGGGCGAACGTATGATTACCAAACCTTTCATAGGTCACCCCAGGAAGATTGTCATACTTAGGATCCATCACGAGTGAAGAATAACACAGGTTATGGGCCATCATGATGGATGGGTATAACCCCTCGAAATCTAGGGCTGTGATTGGTGTATAATAGGCACCCGCTTGTGCATCGAGCACCGTCGCCCCTTCATAGCCCGTAGTATCCGTATATCCATAGTCGAAAGTAGGCACTTTGTATCCCATCTCCCGCGCTTTTTTCGTGAGCTGACTGAACACCTTAATCTGTTGACCGCGCTCTACAAGATAATTCAGTGGGACCCACGTGGCCTTTGCCATCTCTAAGAGGTTCATGAGCGTACTCAATTTTGTCAAGAGTCTGTGGGGCAAGAGGGTATCTTTGATACAGTACTCAGCCACCTGTCGAAGTTTCACTGGGTCTCCTTCGATGAATCGAGCGAACATTTCTTTGGGGGACATGTCGATTTTTTGGTCACCGAGATAGAGTTTTGAAACATTATCAAGTTTATAAGAGTCAAGTTTATACTCCCTTTTGACTTCATGGAACATATCAAAAATAAAACGACCAGGGGTGGGGATAATTTTTAGTTGATTATCACCGAGAGCGTTCGATGATAACTTTTTACGCAACAGGTTGCATGTATGTCCCTTGATTTTACTCATATCGAAAAATTCTAGGGGGCACTTATTCAATAACGCACGTTCCATCATATATTCTAAATCAAACCCAAAGATGTTCCACCCCGTGATAATATCTACATCATTTGCATGTAAATACTCAGTGTATGCCATGAGCATCTCACGCTCAGTATCAAAACTTTTGATGGTGCATCCATCGAGGTTGGTATCAGTTTTCTTGAAACATAGACAGGTTTTATCATAGGGTTCATCGGTTCCGAAATGTACAAGGGAAATAGCAATCTGAAAACACGCATCCCCAGGAACAACAGGGTCGGGGAACTTCCCAGTGGAGCTGTAACACTCGATATCCACAGAGGCAACCACGAACGGTGCGATATCAGTAGTCTCCATAGGTTTTAGGTCTTTCCACTCTTTACAGTATAATTCAATATCCGTGGTGGTATGAAAGGTGCGAGAACATTCAGCGCCCGATGTATCTACCCACCCAGTGGACTGGATACCTGTGCGATGCATGAGACGGAGGACTGGGTCAACATTCGATTCGTATATTTTTAATTTTTTATCCAGGCCCCGGATTGGCTTACGAAGCCTGTAACCCAATCGTCGCCGCATAGTGAGATTGTAGCAGAATATCTGAAGAAACAAACATTCTTCACCGTTTTGAAACCCCCAAACATCTTTGGCTTTGACAACATCGCACCTAACAATAACATCTGGACAAGCATTTTCGATACAGGTGACCATAGCATCTTTGAGGGTACCTCTTGGTATCTTGACGAAAAAATAAGGTGTGAATGAGGTCATCACACATACGGATTTACCGGTGAGGGTCTTCCCGAAAATTCTGATAATATGTTCCTCATCTTCGTCACAAGAATCCCAGGTGAGTACTTGAAACTGTACCATCTTCACTTACTTCGTCATAGCGGCCAATTTTTAATATCTTTTATTAGTAAATGTCTGCAGCGTTGATTGATCTCGTTGCCAAGGGTGCCCAGGATGCCTACATCACGGGTGACCCCCAAGTTTCTTTCTTCCGTCAAAACTATAAGCGTCACACGAACTTTGCCATTAAGCCCGAACGTATGGACTATATCGGTACTTTCGGTGCCGGCAATGAAGTCATGATTCCCGTCCGCTCCAAGGGTGACCTTCTCAGCTATATGTGGATCGAGGCCCCCAACATTTCAAACGTTCTCGAGAACACGAACGGTCTCTTCTCTTCGGGGCAGACTGATACCACTGAGTTTAGCCTGTGCATCGGTGGTCAGGAGGTGTGTAAGCTCGACGCCTTTTTCATTCAAGGTGTTCATAACATCCTTTATAAAGATAACTCTGCGAAGACGACGTGCACCGTTACGACCGGAGAGATTAGTGACAACGCCAAGGCGAGTGCGGTGGAGGGGGCCGGTTCAAACTATTATATGATCCCCTTCTTCTTCAGCGAAGATTGGACAAAGTCTTTACCCCTCGTCGGTCTCCAGTACCACGCCGTCGAGATTCGAATCAAGTGCCGCGCGGGCTTCACACCCGACGCGACCCCCAAGGTGTACGGGACCTACGTGTACCTCGACACAGAGGAACGCAGCCACTTCGTCGAGTCTGAACACGAACTTCTCATCACACAGGTCCAATATCAACCCATGAATAACACTGACGTGGACATCGACCTCACGTACTTTAACCACCCCGTCAAAGCTATCCACCTCGTGTCTTCCGCTGTCAACGGTACCTCGTGGGCCGACCTGTACACGTTCGACACCGCCACCATGTACATCAACGGTAACCCCCTCTTCGAGGACATGTCCAGCACTTTCCATCATAACGTGGTTCCCGAGATGCACGCATCCAATCTGCCCGCGTCGACGCTCGATTCTGCCCCCCTGTACACGTGGCCCCTGTGCTTGAACATGAACAAGTCGCAACCCTCCGGTACCCTCAACTTTTCGCGTATCGATAACGCCAAGCTGTCCCTCAAGTCCCCCAGTGGTGGTGGGGGTTCTAACATCACTAGGGTCTACGCAGTCAACTATAACATTCTGAGAGTCAAGAATGGTATGGCTGGTGTTGCATTTGGAAATTAATATTAGTCTATTGTAAATGTTTACACAGTTCAAGGAACATAAAAAGTACTGCACTTATTTTCAGGTCGTGTCTATCATCGCCGTCATCGCGTTCGTCGGGACCCTCGGGACCGCTGTGTATCAAAAACGGTTCGCGGTTCAGAACGTCCCTCTACTGGTCGCCCTTTTGCTCAACTATTTTCAGGCGAGGCTTCTGTACACCATGTGTGCCACTGGAGTCTAACACCCCGAAGACCCAAAACCCCTGGTACCCCTTTGAGTATCCTTGATTTCTTGCACCTCCTCGATGAGGGGTGTCTCACACTTTTCTAAAATAAGTTGGGCGATTCTATCCCCCTGTTTAATATCGAACTTTTCAGTCCCGTGATTAAACAGAATAACTTTGAGTTCCCCCGTATAATCAGGGTCGATGACCCCTGCACCAGTCTGGATACCATGCTTCACAGCGAGACCTGAACGAGGGGCGATGCGTCCGTAGACTCCCATGGGGATAGTCGCGGCGATACCAGTACTCACAATACCCCTATCATGGGCACCAATGCTCATCGTCTCCGTACTGTATAGGTCATACCCAACCGAACCAGGTGAAGCGCGGGTAGGGACGATAGCATCGGGTGATAACTTCTTAATGAGGAGTTTCATTTATATATTTATAATCCTATTCTCTAATATCGTTATCAGTAGCAGTAGCAGTAGCAGTAGCAGTAGCAGTAGCAGTATTCGAGGGTGGTGGGTCGTTCTTCCGAAAAGACGCTAGTTTCAATGCCATGATACGAGATCTTTCACTACCCGACGCGGTGGCAGTTTTCTCTTTTTTAACCTCTGTAAAACATTCACCTTCTTCATCAACATTTTCTACTACACCGAGTTCCGTGGGTCGCTTCAATTGCCCTCTACCATACTGTCGCTCCAAATTCTTCACTTTCTTCTCTTCAGCTTTACCTGGGTTAGCCGCAGCCTTGTTTGCTTGCTTAATTTTTTTCTTTTCAGCATCGGTCTTGCGAACTGGTGTTTGTTTGAGAACAACCTTCTTGGGTGCCATCTTGTTATATATAATAAGTATTCTTTAACCGATTATAATATCACTGATTTTCATATCTCTCGAAGCGGGCGAATTTAAAAGATGGGCGCGCCCTCTATAAATAACAGGGGCGGTGTATTTGTCACGGATTATATATTTTGTGTTACGGTCAAGTAGTATTTCAACCTCCCCTCCAAAATGTGACAATCCAATAAGAGGGATACATCTAGTCCCGGGGAGAATAGTGATAACCTTGAAACAACAAGAACTCGAACTATTAGTGAACGTATTGATAGCAACTGAATAATCTAAAGTGGTAGATACGAAGCCCTTATTGTAGTACACTTCATTACTTGTATATTTAGATGTAAAATCATCCGCCGCGAAAAAACAATCCTTCACACCCCGAAAAACAACCATGGGTTTAGTTGTAGGAGGGGATTTCTTTATAACACGGCTTATAGTATCGCTTAACATTTTTATTAATGTATCAACAACTTTATGTTTTAATTGTTTTGGTGGTAGTCTTAGAAATTTCCTGTACAAAGTGGCAATTCCCCGACCCGATGTATCTTTTTTTGCTTTTTTTATTTCACCCAAAGTCATACCGAAGAACTTCACATCGAAATCAACACTCTTATTCGTCGTTATATATTCGAGGAATTCATAAAAAAATGGTTTCACGTTAAATCGGTCATAATTAAAAATCATACCACGTTCTTTAATATTGACATATACATCACCATTTTTAGTATAGGAATACAGAGCGAAACGCTCCCTATTTGATAACTTTGAAATATACTCCTGCATTTTAATGAACCATGTTATATCAATTATATCAGGGTTTGTATCTCGTTTTAAAACGTGTTTGTAAAAGTTCGATGAAATGTTATCATACCCGAAACTAAGTTTTTTCACTTCACGTCGTTCAATATTTCTAGGTGTCTGAAAAAGTTTATATAATTCGTCGTCATCCACATCGTCTTCGTCTTCGTAATAGTTGAAATGATAAAGTGAAATATTAATAGGTTTTTCGATAAACGCGTAGGGTGGTAATTTTTTACGATCCGTGTACTTCATGACATTTCTGGGTTTGTATTCACTTTTTTTCAATACATTTTTAATTTTTTTAGTAAAAACTTGTTTTAATTGAGAAGATAACTTAAGCCGGGGTAGAAGTACCTTTTTCTCTACGATTGGTTCGAGTAGTTTTTTTTTCATAGTTTTAAAATTATCTATCTTCCCCTTTTGGTTGTCAAATACAGTGGGGTCCTTCTTGAGCGCGAGTTTATACGATTGACCCCCTATCTTCACACATCGCCTCGTGTGTTTATTGAATACCTCATCGGGAGCACACACGGGTAGGGGTTTGGGGGGCTTCAGTTTTATAGCTGTTTTGGGAGGCTTCATACTTTTTGAAAATTTCCACGCGGTTATTTTATTAAACTGGTCATTAAAGACGCTCGGGTCCTTCTTTAACGCAACCTTGAACCCTTGACCCCCTATAGTCAAACAGCGTTTCGTGAGCTTGCTGTACGCTTGGTCAGGTCTGTCGCACGTAGTCTTTTTGTTTTTCATAACCTTTTGAATTTTCTTGCTATAGTGAGAAAACGCCGCTGGATTCTTATTCACACTATTCTTGTATTTTTCACCACCAATTTCAATACAACCTTTAGATTTCTTGTGGTACACCTCCGTGGGCCCACACTTCGGGATGGGCATTTATGTTAACGGAGAAATTTTTACGTTATCATATATTAAAGTCGTTTATTTTATTATCGAGTGATTAAAATGTCCCTAAAAAGTAGAATGCCTCTCACTGATGCTCATATTACCAGGAAGGTTAATGCGTTGCGTAAAACACAAGGTAAGATTTACGCCCCGCTCAAATATTTCAGGGGACTCACAACTCTAAAGGGGGTCGAGACCCGCTACAAGAAGATGCTCAAGCGAGACTACGAGGGGTTCAAGACAGACGAAGGACAGAAGACAAAAACCTCCTCCTACACACAGAAATTTAGGAAAATGTATCCGGGAGCCAAATCCCTCCCTGAAATTGCTAAGGCTACTACGATTCCCATGAGGACCGTGAAGACCGTATACAATAGGGGGCTCGCCGCGTGGAGAACCGGGCATCGTCCTGGTGCTTCTCCACAGGCGTGGGGGTATGCGAGGGTGCACAGCTTCGCCACAAAGGGGAAGACGTACTACACAGCGGATTCTGACCTTCGAAAGTGAACCTAAGTGAGTGTGTTGTATCTTCTCACTCAAAATGTCCGAAAAACTCCGAATAGAAATCAACCAGCTCAAGCTCCGCCTCGTCAACCTGGAATATGAAAACAAGAT